TGGATAACTAACCGCTGAATTTACGCCATCTGTTACACTAAATGTTAAAGTAAATGTCGTAGCATTAGTTGCATGGGGAGTAACAGTAAATACATTATCGACATTTGAAACTGTTGTTCCATTTAATGAACCAGCAGTTACGCTTGATGACCACGTTAAAGCCATTCCTTCTGGATCTGTAGCCACTGCAGTAATAGTTGTAGCTGTTCCGTCAGTTGCTAAACTATATGCTGAATTTACACCAGTAATAGAAGAAGGTGAAGCATTTGTTACTTCAGCGACTAGATACCAACCAATACCATTCCATATATACAATTTATTTGTAGCTTTAACAAATGCAGTATTTCCCTTGCTTGTAGAAATTGCTGGTAAATCTGCAAAAGTTTCGTAAACTCTCATGTTAGATTTTTGTGCCGCAGCAGCTTCTGAGGCGGGTAAAGCTGCCGGTTCAAATGTTGGAATCATATTTGCATATCGGGTTTCAGAATACTTACCCATAATTTATCCCTCTAATTCCGCCGCTGGTGGGGTAAATCCTGAAGTATATCTTGCAAGACCTTTTGTGATTCTAAAATCTTGAATATAAAAATTCAATGCACCATTGTTATAAGCTGTCATGTCTCCAATATGAAGATTATTTGTTCCAGTTTGTACTTCATTAGAATTTGTAGTGTTGAATCTTGAAACGCCATCTACATATGCATTATAATTGTTCCCATTGCGTACTATTGCAACATGTGACCAAGTATTTTCTGTTACAAAATGAAATTGATTTTGTCCAAGTAGATATGACCCGCCACTTTCAGTATAAAACCCCAATCCTCCATTTAATGCATACATATAAAAACCATCGCCTATATTAAAAATATTATTAAAACCAGCAATATTTGTTGGATAATACCAATATTCTAATGTCCAATCTTGACTATCGCCATTTGGAAAAATTGGGATGGTTGAATCATGTATAGAATTGATATAATCTCCCTGAGCACCAATATAAATTGATTTTGTTCCTGCAAACTTTACTTGAGTTGTAGATGTTGCAGCATTACCAACACATATTAGTGCATTTCTCTGACTCAAATCTGAAATAGATGTTTCTGGATTGAGTAATAATTTTGTGTTTGTAATTGCAGTAAGAGGGGCAGTTGGTGGTGTGAAATTACTTGTGTAAATAGCCGTGCCTTTGATTACTCTAAGGTCTGAAATATAACCCCCTGTCTGATGATCAATATTTGGAGGATCTACGGACCTAGAACCGATAAAAATATCATCTGTTGTGTTATCATACAGTGATCCTGTTAATGTTGTGTTGACAACATCTGTGCCATTAACATACATGGTAATCGTATTTCCATTTCTTACCACAGCAACATGTATCCATTGATTATGCATGGTATTAAGATCTATACCAGTAGACTGTATATATGGGTAATCCGATCCATCAGTAGACCAATAAAATCGGAATGAACCGGTCGAACCATAGTTTCGTCGTAACTGAAACGCCCTTCTGTTATTGCCTCCTCCAGTGTGCCATTGTGCCACAATGGCTTGATTGGTCGTTGGGCTTGGTGTATAATAGACATATGATTCGATAGTAAAATTTCCAGAACCAAAATTAAAATCTGCATGATTTGCCGTTGATATATAATCACCAGTACCATCAAAATATGCAGACGCACCATGAGAGGCTTCTGAATATGGAGAATTATCAAATAATGAAAATGGTTTTGTTGATGCATTACCATTTACAGTAATCGTATGATTTGATGTAGATTGATCTTTGAAATAAGGTAAATCCCCAAGTAAGAATTTTGTGTTTGTAATTGGAGTAAGTGGTGTGGTTGGAACTGTGTAGGTTGTTCCCGTATAAAGTCCTGTTCCATTAACTATACGAACATTAGATAAATATCCATTAAGGGAATTGCTACTAAAATTGGAACCAGTTGTTCCTATCCTTAGTGGTGTACTTGCTGAACAATCACTAGAATCTGTAGCAGTATTAGTTCTGGTGCCATTTAAATATGTAGAAATAGTAGACCCTGTTCTGGATACTACTAAATGGTGCCACTGACTTAATGTGAGAGCTGAACCTATACTGAAGTCCATCCAATTGCCGGCTCCGCCAGCGTTGCCACTGTAAAATTCAACGCCACCTGTAGTTGCATATAACTGATAACCATATGTTCCACCACCTGTCCATTTACTTACTAATCCATTACTATTTTTATTACTGTTTAAATATACCCAACATTCTATTGTAAAATCACCTGCTAAATTTGTATCTGTTGAGTGTGGAACTTGTAAGTAATCATTAGTTCCATCAAAATATGCCGAATATCCGCCGGCACGATGTGGACTGAATGTTGATGCCGTTACATCTCCAGCCGCAGTAATCGTATGATTTGAAGTGGATGCATCGTCAAAGGTTTGGTTCGAACCAGCTGCAGTTGCTTTAACTGACAATGCAGTATATCTTGAATTTGTTACAGAAAATGATAATGTAAACGAACTTACTGCACTAACAACTCCATTTATACCATCAGTCACACTAAATGTTAAACTAAAAGTTCCAACATTTGCGGTATCTGTTGATGGTGTAATTGTAAATACATTATCTGCTTGAGCTACTGTAGCAGTACTACCTAATGATCCAGATGATACCGCATAGGACCATGTTAAAGAGAATCCTTCTGGGTCAGTGGAAACTGCTGTAATAGTTGTGGCGGTTCCATCTGTTGCTAATGTATAGGCACCATCAACTCCAGTAATTGCAGTTGGAGATGCATTTGTAACAGTAGCAATTAAGTACCATCCTACACCGCTCCAAATATATAATTTATTTGTTGCTACAACAAAAGCAGTATTTCCAGGTGTAGAACCTGTAGCAGGCAAGTCAGCAAAGTTCTCGTATGAATACGATCCTGGTGCTGAGCTTGCGCTTTTTGGAAAGCTAGCTGATTCAGTTGCATATCTTTTTCTGGAATAGCTTCCCATTTAAATCACCCTATTTAAATATCCATTTCTTTTTGTCTATTATCTTTATTGATATGCTTTAAATTTTTAACTGCATCGTTACCTTCTGGAGTTAATTTTGTTAATGCTTTTTTATAATATGTTGAGCGGGTTTTAACATCAACTTTGTCATAAGCAGCTTTCTTATGAAATTTAGTTTTACTCTTTTGACCTTCCGGAAGCCCAGCTTCAGCTTTAGTTTGGCTATCAATCATTTCATTATAAGCATGATGTGCTCCAGTAGCTTTTTTAACCAATTTATGCAAAGTAGCACTATGTTTTGGAAGGTTTGGGGCATGGTCAGCTGTTCTTTCTTCTTCATGATGTGGATGATCATAATGTGTATGATCATATCCTAGTCTTGCATCATTAATATGTGTTTCAGAAGGATTCTCTTGTTCAGCTTTTTTATGCCTTTCCATTTCATCATAATGATGATCTTGCTCTCCATTACCATAATGATGTTCATGATAATGACCGACGTGCGAAGATGTATATTCTTTTTCTGCGTGAGTTTCCATATGAGCGGCTGCAGCTTTATGAGCATCATTATGGAGTTTTAAAGTATGTTCAGCATGAGCTATTCTCTCTTTTGCTTCTGGGGCATGTGCTTTAAGTTTCGTAATATGCTTTTTAATAGTCTTCACACGGTCTTCAGCATCATTAGGACCATGAACAGCTCTACGATCTTTGTCGATGTCACTGGCTAGGCTATTTTCACTAGCAATAATGCGAGAAGGAGCCATGTCGCGAGAATGATCATTTGCCCTGTCCGTTTCTTGTTTAGTGTTTCCAGCACCATCTACCCAATCACCTTTAGGATGGGGGGCCAATCTACCTGTATTATGAGGATTATGAGGAGCAGTAGTATCAAAGAACGATCCGTGTTTACCCTTAGGGCGCATTGAGTTTGGATTATCAGCTTTACCTTTTTTGGAAATATTATATCCTTTAGCAGCACCTTTTAAGCCCGCTAATTCTTTGGCGTTGCTTTTACTTTTATCACGCATAGCTGCTTTTGCTTTTTCATGTTCGGCATCTTGCTTAGCAGTTCTCTTAGCTACGGCAGCCATTCTTGCGTCATGCTTTTCAGGGTCATTTTTAAATGCAGTTACTGCAGCGTCTTTTGCCCTTTTAATTTTTCCAAGCAAACCTTTTTCATTGAGTTGCTTTTGATGTTGAATATCTTCGTTCATCTGTTTAAAAGTTTTCATATCTACCCCATTCGATAATTTGCTAATCCATTTTACTATATTTATACAAATAAAAAAAGGAACAAAACTAATTGTTCCTTTTCTATACTGTTTCTTATAAGAAATTATGCCATCATATCCTCTAATTCATATATCTTCTGATCTAAATATACCTTTTTTGATTCAAGTTTCTTAGCTAAAGAATGGTTACCTCTTTGTTTTATTTCCTCTACATAAGCTTTAAGCTCAGTAGAATCTTTTTGTAATTTCGCTATTTGATTGTTATGTAAAACCATTTTAGTTCTCCTAAAAAAAAGACAGACTCTTCCAAAGAAGGCCTGTCTAGTAAATCTAATTATAAGTATATTTTCCAATCATCATATATTTATTTCTGTATCAAATTCGGAAAGGCTTCTTTTGCTACTGCTTTGGTAACTCCTTTTATTGGTGTTTTGTTAATCATATTAATAACTAGTTCTGCATCAGGCGGCTCGATAGATTCTAGCAAAATGATAAAGAGCTTTTCTCTTTTCATTTTTTGCATTTGATCTCCTGGACCGCCTTTAACAAATGTTATAAACTCTCTATGTTTTTTGAGCAGATTAGAAGGCGCGTTGTGTCCTTGGTTTTCTTTATATGGAGGTCTTCCTCCAGGTAAATTAAACTGAATTGTTTCACAATACGTTCCTCTAAGAATATCTTTTAAGGCCCATGATTCATTATTTTTCAATATTTCGATCTTTTGTTTTTTAGATCTAGCTTTTATTACATCATTAAGTATATCACTTATCATTATTATATAAACTCCTGTACACTTTCAACTAACATTCTACAACGCTTAGCTACAAGATATGGGAACACTTTACTTTTATTTGCCCACTGATCCTGTGCTTCATATGTATTTATAATCTCTTCTTTAATATTTTGAGGACATTCTGAATTTTCTGTTAAATCTATCATTTTTTTATTACGTAAGTAATTACGATAAACTTCTTCACCTAATGCCTTTGGATCTTCGAGTAAAGCAGCTTTTTTCTTAGCTGACATAGTACCTTGACGTCTACCTTCAGCAAGACATTTATCATCTGACAATACATTTGGAACACCGTCACCTGTGTCGCCTTTAATGATATGCTCTTCAAGATATAGACGAGGGTTAGGTTCGTCAAGGAATTTCTTAGTAGCGGTCGACCATTGACGAACATTACCATATTTTTGTAATTGACGAAAGTCTTTATCAGCAGATACAATCATTACTTCTTCATGGTTTCCAAACTCTTGAGTATGTTTAACAATTTCAGCAATAGCGTCATCTGCTTCACATCCCCATTGATGAATAACTTTATATGGAAAATGCTCTTTTAACTCATCACGAACCAGATTAATACATCGAAATGCTTCATCCCAATCTACTTTAGATTTCGCACGAGCATCTTTACGCTTAGCTTTATATTCAGGATAAACATCTTTACGCCAGTTACCACCAGCATCAGCTACTATTACTACTTCACCGTACTTGTCTTTAAACTTTTGACGATACATGCGAATGCTATTTAATATCATATGTCGAATTAGATTTTCATCTGCATTAGCTAAACCCATTGCAACTGGTGCAATCGATATACCTGAGAAGTCAATTAAAATCATGTAAGATTCCTTTCATTATATAGGTATTATACTACAGTTAAAATCAAATGTAAACCATTATTTTTTAGAACAGTGCCGAAGGCACGCTGGGTGAGGATTATCTGATACCCAACTATTATGCAAAGTTTCTTGAAACCATTTACCATCTATTATTTCATCTAATTCTTTATTAAAAATATTATAATTTTCTGCAGAATCTTCATATTGTTTTAATAATGAATGGCCAGCATGATTTTTATCTGAATATAAAAGATTAGCTAAATAGCAACATGGTAAAACTTGGCCGTCAGGATTAATCAATATCCTAGAATTTTTCCATTGGTTCATCCATTCACAAACTATATTATGTTTTTGTTTCATTTAATCTTCATTTTGCATAATAGTAATTCCATTTTCATTTCTAAATTCCCACTCTCCACTAATATTTAATCTTTTCTTTTCTTTTATTATGGCTTTTTCTAAATAATCTAATTCATCTTGTCCATTAATAAAATAGTGTTTATCATTCTTAAATCTAGAAGACATTTCAAATATTATTTTTTTATGCACTCCATGACTTCTCACCATTTTAGCTATGTCTTCTAAATAATTTTGATTATGTTTAAACACAATTACATGTATTAATATTCTTGCTGGTGTTGAAGATATAGATTCTATGTTTGATAATATTTTTTTTAAATTAGTATTCTGACGATATTTTGAATGCATTTCCTGATTAATTCCATCGACATCAAAAATAATTGTTAGTCTTTTTTTACAATGCGCTCCAAGATCCCACCACCAATCCACATCTCTTATAGAGCCATTTGTATTAATACATATTTTTGAGTTATCTGAAGAATTAATAATATATTTACATATTTTTGCAATATCTTTACACATTATAGGATCGCCCCAGGTGCCACAGAAATAGAAATTTGGAATACGTTGTATAATTTTTATTGGAAATGCTTTTTTAAATTTTTTTAAATCCCATTGAACAAGCGGTAGCCAATCCACCTTATCTAATTTTTTGGCTACTGCTTTTTCTCCGTTTTTTTGACTTGATGTTCTATGACATTGTGGACATCCTGCATTGCAAAATGTACATAGATCTATCCATACATCTAAATTACTTTTATCATAACTTCTTTTATACACTATTCCTTTAATGACTGAATATATGCTACATCCACTTTACCTTCATGCATTAATCTTTGACGATTAGCAAGATGTCCAACTTCGACATCAGCTTTTGATTGACCGTGATATGGGACAGCATGACCTTCATCAATAAGAATTTCTGTGCACATACGTCCGTCTGGCGCAACAAAGTCACCAAGGACTCTACCAAACTTACCTTTCATATCTTCACCATCTTTATTAATTTCAGTCTTTAATACACCTTTAGTTCCAAGAAGTTCTTGAAGTCTTGCTTTAGCTGCTTTACCAAAAACCTTTTCAACTTTATCGCTGGTACGAGACTCAGGTGTATCAATACCCATTACACGAACTC